TTAAACCTGAAAATCTAGATAGATTTAGAGAATTCTTAGATGACGAATATGAAAGAACTAAAGATGTAGTTGAAGACTATGATTATGAAGATGGATATGTTGTTGTAGTGTACAAACTCAACATAAGATTTAAATCTGATTTCATGCTAATTAAATCTGGTAAATATTCTAAGACATCAAGATCATTTCAAGACTTGTTTCCTAAAGCTGTAAAGATTAAAGTGGAAGGAAGACAAAGAGATGAAATATCTTTACAGATTAGAATATTTAGAAAGACAAGTGATCTTGTAGAATTCTGGGAAGAAAAACTTGGAGTTAGTTTTGACAAAGATCAAGAAGTTTGGGAAGGTTGGGATGAAGAAAATGAAACATTAAACATTAATAAATTAAAAGAATATGTATAACGAAGATATTTTAAATAAAATCTTAAATGAGTTTAGTATTGAGAAGACAGCAACTTTTTGTGAGATTGCAAGCCTCATGTACGAGATTAAATACAATGCCACTAGAGATATAAATCTCCTTTCAGAATATGATTTTGAAAGAGATTGGTGGAGTAAGGCATATATAGAATTAACAAAAGAAATAAATTTATGAGAACAAATGAATTATTAGAAAAACATCCTCTTACAACAGAGGTGGTAAGAACTTGGTTCTTTGATCAAATGACAGCATCCTTTTCAGATGAAAATGTTCCTGAAGAATTCAAAGAGATGATGAAACAAGAAGGTGTAACAAATGAAAGACTTACTACATTTATAGATGTACAACCAAGAACATTGTTTGATGTGTTTGATGAAAATGATATAGTTATAGAGACTTCATTATATCCTAATGGAGAATTTACAATCAAAATTGGAAACGAAGCAACTACTAACTCTTGGAAGACAAGAAAAGAAGCAGAGCTATTTGCTATAGAGGCTGCATTTGAGCTTTTAGAAGAAAGACTAAAGCCAATTGAATTACCATCATTAGAAGAAAATTAGGAATAATCAGGGAGATGAATTACATTTGTCTCCCTAAAAAAATAAACATTATGAAATCAAAAGAATTTAATGAAAAATACAAAGAGTATTTAGAAGAGGATCAAATTGGAATGACATTTGAAATTCCTGCAATCTTACATTATGTAGATGAAGTGTTTACAGATCTTGTTCAGATACCTGGATTTAAATATTCTCAAATCTATACAAAGTTTGGGCTTGCTAAAGTGTATACCAATCTTGAGATGCTTTTACCATTTGCTGGTAGAATTCTTAGTCAAGAGCTTGAAGAAAAGATTAATTTCATTTTGAAAGTGGAGTATGAAATAGAACGCAGACTAAAAATTATAGAAGATGCGCAGGTTATTTGATCAATATGAGAAGACAATAGTTGTACACCCTAATTATTCTGGTGTAGTTTGTGGATATGATGATAGCAGATTGATTCTAGCTGTTGAAACACACAATGATAAAGGTATATTCTTTAGAAGACTTACTAAATATGATAATGCTTTTATACTAGATGAATATAAGGATTCTAAGTATAGATACGTATATGAAGATGAAAGTACAATACTAAAACAAATTAGAAATAATGACAACTAAAACTCAACTTTTAATATTTGAATACAAAGAAAGATATCCTACACTAACAGCTTTAGAAATCTCACAGATGTTTCATTTAAACATTATTAGTGTTGAATATTTATTTAAAAAGGGAGAAATTGTTGTTGATTCTTCAATGAATAGAAAAAATTCTGTATATTAGCATTATGAAAATTATAGATATTATGGCAGATAGAGATTATATAGAAGGTGTAGACTATTATCTAGAAGATGGTAGAGTTGTATTCACTTCAAAATATTTAACAGAACAAGGCAAATGTTGCAATAATAATTGTATCAATTGTCCATATGGCAAAGATGCCATAGAACAAGAATAAACTTTTCTATTTTTTGTTGTTTGAAATTCCCTAGGAGTATTCTCCTGGGGTTTTTTATCTCTAAAAATGTTACCAATCATGGATAGATAAACCCTAAGTTATGGGGTCTATATTACAACAAAAGGTTAGGAAATAACTAAAAAAATGATTAACTTTAAACAATAATTAAAACAATTAAACAATGGCAAAAAAGAAAGAAGAAAAGCAAGGTGTTGATTTAATCCTTGCTGAATTAGAAAAAAAGTATGGTATGGAGAGAGTTTCTCCTAACGAACTAACAATTGTAAACACAGGATCTTTACAATTAAACGAAGCTATGGGCACAGGTGGTACTGCACTTGGAAAGATTGTAGAAATCTTTGGTCCAGAGAGTAGTGGGAAATCTACAATTGTGTTACATCAAATTGCAGAATACCAAAAAGCTTTTCCAGAAAAGAGAGCAGCGTTATTTGACTACGAGCATTCATTTGACAAAAAATATGCAAGAGCATTAGGTGTTGATGTAGATAAACTACTTATATATCAACCAGAAACACAAGAAGAAGGCTATGATATGATCTTGGCTCTTATTGAGAAAGATATAACTTCTTGTATAGTTATAGACAGTCAATCAGCTGCAACACCAAAAGCAGTGTTACAAGGTGAAATGGGAGATGCTACAATTGGTCTTCAGGCTAGAATCAACAGCAAGTTCTGTATGAAAGTGAAGGGTATGTTAGATATACACAATTGTACCTTATTTATCATTAGTCAGTTAAGAGATGCTATTGGTTCTATGGGTGAGCCTACAACTACCACTGGAGGAAAAGCTATTAAGTATTATGCTGACGTTAGATGGAAGGTGTGGAAAATCAATGACAAAATCAATGAGCTTAACAAAACAACTGTAGATGTAATCAAAAACAAATTAGCATCTCCTTTTGGTCAAGCTAAGATTAACATTATTTGGGGCCATGGCTTTGATAAGCTTGGAGAAATCATTGACTATGCTGTAGAATTTGACTTTATTAAAAAAGGAGGAGCAGGTTGGTTTACATATACACATTTATTAGGAGACTTTCAAGAATCAATTAAACTTCAAGGTATGGATAAAATGAAAGACTATCTTGAAGAAAACTATGAAGAACTTGAAGAACTTGAAAGACTTGTGATTAATAGTTTAAAAGGAGTAGTAGAGGAAGAAGAAGAGGAAGATGTTGCACCTACACCAGAAATTGAACCAGTAGTAACAATAACAGATTTAGCAAATGAATATTAATGATTATCAACAGAAAGCAGCACGTACATGTGTTAAGATAGATGGAGCAATACTAGATGATCTTCACATGGTGTTAGGCATGCAAACAGAAGCTGCAGAAATAGCTGATGTATATAAGAAGACAATTGCATATAAAAAACCTTTAGACTTTGTAAACATCAAAGAAGAAATAGGAGATATTATGTGGTATATTGCTAACTTATGTAATATGAATGGATGGGACTTAAGAGAAATTCTTGATGTGAACATTGCTAAACTAGAAGCACGTTATCCAGAGAAGTTTACAGAGGAGAATGCTATTAATAGAAACCTTGAAAAGGAAAGAGAAATATTAGAACAAACACCTACAGGTTTTAGAACTATTACTAGTCATGTTGATTTTGCTATAACAGATCAATCACGTACATAATGAAATGTAAGACATGTGGAAAGAATGCAAATTCTGAATATTGTTTTAAATGTAAACCTAGAAAGCCCTTATCATCTGGTAAGGGTTTAACTAGTAGAATGTCTGTTATTTCCAGCAAAAAGTCAAATTTTGACCATAATGATGGACATAACCAACAACCATCTGAAATGAATCAGTTCTTTATGCGTTATTGGAGAGATAACAAAGAACACAATTGTGAAGTTTGTAATGTTTGGTTAGGATCTAATCCTCTTACATATATGTTTGATCATGTACTAGAGAAATCGAAATATCCTCACCTAGCTTTTGAAGAAGAAAATATTATGTATCTTTGCTTACATTGTCATGATAAAAAGACAAGAGGACATTATAGTGATGTTACAAAAGAAAGAATAGAGTATTTAAAAAACAAATTTAAAATTTAAAAAAATGATCAAAAGAATTTTATTATCATTATTAGAAATGATTAGTGATGGAACAACAGGACGTACAGGAAAGAAAGCTGTAGTTAGTGGTATATACAGAAGTGATAAAGATTATATTGCTCTAACAAGAGGAGAGACATTTCCTCCTTCACTTGATTTATGCTGGATATTAGTAGTAAGCGTTTAAACAATAATAAATATGAGAAACCAATTTTTTTACACCAGAAAGGTGGAAGACAAAGAGTTTAGAGACTCTTTTAACATTGATATGGTCATTAGAACTGTATCTATTGAATCAGGAGAGACTATCGTCTTATTAGATGATCTTCATGAACTAACTAAAGAAGTTCCAGAAATCAATCCTAAAACCAACAAAGTAACTAGACTTAAGAGAGTTACAGAGAATGTGCAATCAGAAATCTATCTTAACAAAGAAGATGCTGAAAGATTTTATAAACTAACAGAACACAAAGACTAATGGGAAATTTAATTGGAAATAGAATATTCTTAGAATTACCTAAGAAAGAAGAAAGTAAGCTTATTGTAGATGAAAATACAAAAGAAGCTTTAGAAAAAGAAATGTTAAAGAAAATGAATAAACTAACTATTCATAGTGTAGGTGATACAGTGACAGTTCTTAAAAAAGGAGATGTTGTATTAGTGGATCCAGCAGTGTTACAAAGAGCACCATTGGTTCCTCTATCAGAAGAAGAAACAGTTATGTTAGTTTCTCCTTTTGATGTTATATATAAATGGTAACATGGAACAAAAAAAAGTAGGTATTGTAATTCTTGCAACTAATGCATATTTTGTGTTAGGTGTAAACTTTATGAGAAAGTTTTCGCATCATTATAAGGGTGATGCAAAGATCACTTTTTACTTCTTCTCAGACACAGATCCTAAAGAGTACATAACAGATGACATGGATGTGCAATATATACATCAAATACATGATAGCTGGATAAATGCTACTAATTCTAAATTTGTTAATATACTATCGTTAGAAAACTGTGATAGTGATTATTTAATATATGTAGATGCTGATACTAGTGTAAGTAGAGATTTTACTGAAGAATGGTTTATTGGTGACACTGTTGGATTAGAACACTTTGGTAACAATGGTTGGATGAAAGATGTTAAAGGTTATGATAGAAATCCAAAATCTAAAGCTTATGTTCCTCATGACACTCCATTATTCCAGATGTATTATCATGGATGTTTATTTGGAGGTAAGAAAGATAAGATGATGGAAGTGTGCAAAGTGCTACGTGATAATCAAATTGAAGACAAAAAGATCCCATACGAACCAGGAGTGAATGATGAGAGTTACATTAATCAGTATTACCACTACAATCCACCTACACTAACTGTATATTTAGATAAGTATATGTTTAACGTTAGTGATAAAGGAGGAATTGAGCATAACAGAGATGTTAATTTCAATGTAGAGGATTTGAAAAAAGAAATGTTAGCTAACAGAAATAACTTATATGATTTACAGAATGGTAAGTTAATAGTGAGATGATATCAAGTTATACAACTATAGATAATGGTACTAGTATAGAATATAAAAATTTATATTCTATACATGGTACTATTTATTTTTTATCAGTGGGTGATGTAGATTTACCATACGTAAAGAAGTTTACCATATCATATGATTGGAAACCAACTGTAATGAAGTTTGATTCTGAAGAAGAGCTTATCACTTATGTTCAGAACTTAAGTAATATAAAAAGCATAGATCTATCTGTACTATCTGATAATCTATGGTATGGAAATGTAGGACATGGTTTATTTGATGTTCTCTATCCTATTTACTTATCTATGCTAAAATTTGGTTATGTCAATGAGCCTTTTACTTTTCTATCTATGGACTGGAGTTGGAGAGAGAACATGATGTATAACACTATCAAGTTGTTTACAAAACAAGACTTGTTAGAATACACAAAATTAGATAAAAGTATAACATATCACTTTAAAACATTAGTTGCAGGTACAGATATTGCAGGCAATAGAGTACAGAATAAAGAAGTTTTTCTATATGGTAAACAATGGGATGGCATACAGCAGTTCAAAAAAAGACTACTTGATGTACATAACATAGCTACAGATAGACCAATTAACCATGTACCTAATGTAATTATTGTAAATAACAAGAGGTTTAATAAACAAGATCTAGAAGTGATTAATAATGTAGTGAGACAAATGTCTCCTATATGTAACATAAAGTTTGTTGATTGGGAACGTGATTATAGAGGAAACAATTCCTCTAGATTTATAGATCAGATGAAAGATTTCCAAGATGTAGATATACAAGTAACTGCACCTGGAACAGGAATGATGTATGTACCACTGATGAAAAAAGGAGCAGTAAATGTTAATATTGGATTCATAGAACATACACAAACTAATGGTGTAAGAGGTAACTTAAAGATATTAGAATCTAAACATGCAGATCATTTAGTGCCTGCATACATGGAACAACCAATATGTGCTGGAACATATTATGTTACATCGTTATATTACGATAGATATAAATATAATAATCTAGAAACTCAACCTCTTATAGATATTATCAATCAAGCAATCCAGATAGTAAAATCTGGACAGATCATTGAAGGTAATGTAGGAAAAGATGGTGAGGTGTTCAGAGAGTATTGCAAAAGAGCACAGGATGGTGATGCGTTATGTAAATCATTAACAGAAGCATCATTGCATGTTGAGTTTTTTGTTAATGAACATCCTTATGCAATGATTCCAACTACAGATTTAAATTTACTTAGATTAATAAAAAATGAATTAAATTATGACAGAAGTTACGAAATACACTTGGACTAATACCATAGGAGGTATAGAACTAAAATTTGAAGACATAGCTACATCAAACACTGTACCTTTTGTGTTTGGAGAACTAAGATCAGACTATTATGGATTAGAACAAATCCAGTTATCTAAAGATGATATTGTTCTAGACATAGGTGCTAATGTAGGAATGTTTTCTATATATGTAAAAAAGAAGTTTGGGTGCAGGGTTATTGCATTTGAACCAGTGCTATCTAATTTTGAGCAGTTTCAGAAGAACATCATCTTAAATGGTTTATCCTTATCAGATATTGAGCTACACAATACAGCTATAACAGATGTAGAAGATGGTGAGATTAGAATAGGTACTCCAAAAGATAATACAGGAGGATCTTCTGCATTTTACCACACTAATACAATGCCTGTGTGTAAAACTGAAACAATAGATAAGTATATAACAGAAGGTTGTACATACTTAAAAATAGATTGTGAAGGAGGAGAATACGCAATCATTCCTACAATATTAGATAAACTTAATAAGTTTAAATATATAGGAATTGAGTATCATAAGTTTCTTTCAGAGCAAGATCCAATAGCTCTACACAAATTACTAGAGTCTAATTTCAATGGAAAGATATTTTATAAAGAATATGGTACATAAAAAAACCCCCTCTATTACAGAGGGGGTTTTTCTTCAGAAAAAAAGAAAGAAAAACAAAGAATATTATTTTGACAATCTCTTTTGCTTCATAGGAAGCATAGGAGATTTACGTTGTGATTTTGTATCAGACTCTTTCATCCACATAGGATTCTTTTTGCTAGGGATAGCAACTTTAGGAGCCATTCTTGGTGCTCCACTCTTCTTGGCTTTACCAAATGTTTCTTTTTTAGCAGCCACCTTTACATTTTTTCATTGATCCACCAGATTTAGCTTTATTTACAGACTTACCATTTTTACCCATTAATCCACCAAGCATTCCACCTATTCCTCCTGATTTACCTCCACCACCCATTAATCCACCAAGAGCTTTTCCAGCTAATCCTCCAATCATAGATTTTCCTGCTCCACCTAACATTTTTCCTAAGAAAGCTTTTTTAACTGTAGCACCTTTCTTAGCTTTTTTTGTAGCAGCTGTAATAATATCAGCTCTTGTAACACCTGGGTTTTTATCAAATCCAGCTTTAACAGATTTCATTCCTAATGATGTTCCATTTTTAGCTTTACTAACAGTTTTACCCATCTTACCTCTTGGTAAGCCTGTCATTTTCTTTTTATATTCCATTTCTTTTCTAGTAAAAGGAGGGGTTGTTCCCTCTCCACCACCAATTGTAGGAACTCCTCTTTTATCCTTCATTGGAGGATAGCTATCAGCAGGATTAGTTGATTTTTTTGTTTTTTTAATAGGTTTTTTAGGTTGTAACATGATTATATATTTTTTAGATTATTAACAATTCCATTTACGAAGAGCAAGAGTTTTTCTTGTTGGTTCACCATTAGGCTTCTTAGCAGGGCCTTTAACTCCTGACATTCTAGCACAGAATGATTTTCTTCTATTAGCTGCTTTACTTCCAGGTTTTAACTTAGAAGGTTTAGTTGTTACAGCCATTTTTAATTTGCTACCAGGATTTTGTTTTCTATAAGAAGCAACACCCTTTCTGTTTAGGCCTCCTTTTGGGTCTTTTCCCTCAGATCTTTGCCAAGCTGCTGTCTTTGCCATTATTTCTTAGATTTAGCTTTAATCTTCTTCTCTTGTACTAACATTTGCTTTGTAGGCTTCTTTCCAGATCCTTTATTAGCTCTTATGTTATCCCAAAGTCCTCTTCTAGACATAGAACCATCAGCACGTTTAATCATTCCTCCATTCTTTTTTATTACAGGTTTTACTGTTCTTAAAGAATCACTAGGATTATTTCTTATTTTAAAGTTAGCTATTTTCATAGCTGTTGCTTGATCTTTAGATTTACCTTCATATTTTCTCTTACCTTCAGGTCTAGTTACTTGTTTGGTGTAAGTGTATTCGTTACCATCTTTAGTAAAAGATTCTCCATTCTGAGCACGTTTAATCATTGCACCAGCTTTAGCTTTCTTAATAGGACCACCATTTCTTCTTCTGGCCTCTCTTCTAACTCTTCTTTCACTTGCTGCTTGTGATCCAGAACATCCTGGTTTATCATTACCAATGCATCTAAGTTGACCACTATCATCCACTTCACTTTTTTTCTTACGTTCTTGTGCTGTATATATAGAATCATTTTTAGCAAGTTGCTGCTCTGTTAGTCCTGTACCCTTCACTCTTTGCTTAGTAGAAAAGTCTTTTAATAAACCTTTAAGAGAATCTTTTTCACGTACTAATTCAGGAGTCAATGGTTTACTACCAGCTTTTTTCTGAAAATCTTTAAGATTTTGTCTTAGTCTAGCTTGTTCTTTTATGTTTGCTACTGTACTATCTCTTTTAGTCATTACAGCACCAGCCTGTGCTTTTTTGATTGTACCACCAGTCTTTAATGTACTTCCTTTAAAAGGACCCTTCTTTTTAATAAGAGGACCATTAGGAACTTTTGTTATCTTAGACATAATATTTGTTTATTTTATGAGTTATTAATCTTAATGCTTTTGGATCATTTATATGTTGTAAAGCATGACATTTTAAACAAAGTGTAATACCATTACTAAAATCAAATTGTAGCTCAGGAAATTGACTTCTATGTTTCATATGATGAGCTTGTAGAACATCTTTATTAGTATCTCCACATAACTGACAAGTATAACCATCTCTTTCTTTAATCTTCAAAGACCATTGTTTAAGAGCAAGTTTTACATTTTTATTATGTAAATGTTCCTTCCATTCATAATGATTAACTCCTTTATTAAATTCATTAGCACATGATTTAGAACAGAAATTATGTTTTCCTATCTTGTGTTCTTTTCTTTTAAAAGTAGTTTGACAACTGTTACAAGTTATATCAACTATATCAGAAGATTGATTTTTAACTTTACAATCATAACTGCAAAATTTAGCATCTTTATTCCATTCCTGGACTTCAAATTCTTTATTACAATCTTGACAGTTTAATATAACTCTTTTCTTTCTTGATGCTTTAGCACAATCATATCCACAATACTTACTAGCTTTTGTACCTGAGTAAGTATTATCACAATGTAAACATATTTTATCTATACGTTTAAGCATTATTTTTTCTTCTTGGCTATACTTTTAAAAGTTTTTGCTAAAGTATAACGCTTAGATCCAGGTTTACATGTTGGTCCACCAAATTTAGCTCCTGTACAAACACCCTTTGTTCCTCTACGTTTTATAGAAGCTGCAGCTTTTTGCATCCATTTTTTATCAGTGGCCATTATTTCTTTTTTGAAACTTTAGCACCAGACTTAGCTGTTTGTTTTGTAGCACCAAGTTGTTTATCCTTAGTAAGTTTAGGTGTTGACTTAGCACCAGCTAATGTTTTCTTTTGTACTTTAGTCCAAGCACCTTTAGGGTCAATACCCTTATCTCTTTTAGTAGAGGCTTTAAGTCCAGTTAGACTTCCACCTTTTGTTTTATTTGCCATAGCGTTTAAATGTTATATTGGGTTTAACTATTATTTGGGAATGTGTATATTGCCACATCTCTCCAGTTTCATTAAGTACAATTGTATAGATGGTGTCTGTTTCATGACCATAATCAGTCACTAACCATATCACCCCATCTCCCTTGGGTGTTGTAACATCTATCCTATTCTTAGGTTCGTATATTCTCATAGAGAAGTGCTTAGATTATCTACGTCTGGTTCTTAATCACCCAACCAGAACTGTTTTTTAAAGATCTTTAGAAGACACTTCTTCCATAGCCTCTTTAACAATGTCTAATTCAACGCCTTTTGCCATAACTCCCTCAATAGCAGCATTAGCTTGTTGAGCTAATAAGATCTTTGCAGCTTCTTCTGTGTTAAGAATAGCTCTTAAAGAATTAAGAATTAGACCAAATTCTCTTCCATTGAATTCGAATTTGTCTTCAGGTCCCCAAGTGTAACGCTTGTTAGGATCATACTGTGCCATAATGTAATTGGTTTTAAAATTAACAGTAAATGTATATAATGTTTCTTATATATACAAATATTAATAAATTTTTGTTAATGTAAAGTTTCTTGATAGTATTGAATTACCTGCATCTGCTGTATCCCATTGTGCAGTTATTACAATTGTATTACTTATTGTTGTATCAAACGTTGTATTATTAATTTCACTTAAGTCATATCCTTCAAATTGAGTTCCTCCATTTCTAATATAAGAAAATAATCCTCCAGATGAAATAGATGCTACTGTGGGTCCTCCTAATGTTCTAACTGTAAAGTATAAATTCATTATCCAATTCTTATTAGTTGCAGCAGCCATGTCAATTATACCAGTATCTGCAAGAAGTATTCCTGTCAGTGTTCTAACACGAACATGTAATGTTGCTGAACTTCCACAAGAAATTATACCATCTAATGCACATGTAAAAGAATCTCCAACAGAGAACCCATTTGCAGGTACAGTAAGAGAGCCAACACCAGGCCCAATCATTGTTGTCTCTACTATTGTAGCAGTTACAGGCGTACTATCAGCTGTTTGAGCAAATAATCCAGTAAGTCCTGCAGGTCCTTGTGGTCCAACATCTCCCTGTACACCCTGTACACCCTGTACACCTTGTATTCCTTGAATTCCTTGAGGTCCTTGTTCACCTTGTGTTCCCTGTGGACCAGTAGGTCCTTGATCTCCTTGAGGACCTTTTATATCTCCAGCATCAAACCATGCTGTACCATTCCATGTCATCAAAGAACCATCACTTAATAAAATCCATGCATCTCCTATATTAGCTCCAGGAAGACTACCAGCTCCAGCATTAAATGCTGCAAGGTCTGCATAAGACCCTAAAATAGTTACAGAGTTACCTGCAGTTCCTTGAGGACCTTGATCTCCAGTTTGTCCTTGCTCACCTTGTATTCCTTGAATTCCTTGTTCACCTTTTTGACCTTGAACTCCTTGAACTCCTTGTGGACCTTCAGGACCTTGTGGACCAGGAACACCTGGACCAGCAATACTTTCTATTAATTGATCTAAATTAAGCCATCCTTTATAACCTATACAAGGTTTGCATAATTGTTGCCAGAACCCTGCTTTTATCCATGTTGCCATATTATTCTAAATTTATTTCAAATGTTATAACACTTGATGTTTTTATTGATTTACTCATATCTATTCTTATCTTGAACATGTTACAGAACTTAAGAATTTCTTCTATAAGCATATTGTTATACTTAGGAAGACTTGCTGCTATTCTAAAATGATAGGCATGTGGCTTCTTTGTTATTTCTATAGAACATAATTCATCAACAGATTCTATAACACCTAATAAAGAAGCAATGAACAATTCATCATTGTCTTGCATTCTATTAGGAAAGAATCTTCTGTTTACTTGCATTTATGACAATGTTAGTAGGTAACGTGTTTTTGCTGCTTCTCCAGATAATGCATCTGCAAGGTTGCATACATCATGATAACCATTCTTCTCACCATATGCTTTCAAAGCTGAAGCAAAGGATAGAAGATCTGATACACATTGACCAGCTGTACAGTTTGTAAGAGCTTCTATTTTATATGGAGCAGGTCTTTTACCTGTATATCCCATAATCTTTTCAATCAATCCATCTTTGAAATCATGTACATAATCGTACAATGCTCCTGTGGCTTGATGTTCTGCATAACTAGTTGTTTGCCAATGAGTCAAATGTAATTGCTCATGGAAGTATGTTAGTTTAGCAGCAATACTTTCTAACGAAAGTTCTCCTCCTGAGCTATTTAACATATCTTGAGGGAATAATGATTTAATTGCCATGTTGTTTAGTTTTTATTTTATTATTTTATTTATGGACAATTACTACATCCAGTAATAAATGTTACAAACTTTTGTTCTGCTCCATGGTTAGCTGTTCTAACCTGACCATCATATGATATAGAGAGTTGTCCTGGTGGTAAATTACCAAATTCATTACCTGTAAGAATAGTTGAATTACAAAAAGTTGTTCCATCACCTGATACAAAAATTACACCTCCTCCTACTCGATCACAAGCATTTGAACTCTTCTCAGCTCTATATACTAAATCTTGAAAACGTTTAGCTTCAGATGTAGTTGTGGTAGTGGTAGTGATTGGTATATAGTTACAACATTCATTTGCATCTATTTCTTGCCAATTACCAACCTTTGGTTTAAATGCTTGTACAATTAAACTACTTGGTATAATACGTCCTGTTCCATCAAATCTTACAAAAGCTTTAAGCTTGTTACTACTTGTTGCCATGATTAAGGTGCTGCTGTGGTCGTACTAGTAGTAGTTGGAGCAGCAGTTGTTGTGCTAGTGGTAGTAGGATTACAGCACTCGTATGCTGGAATCTCTTGCCATTTACCCACTTTAGGTTTGTTTTTACGTAATATAAGACTACTAGGTACAATTCTACCTGTACCATCAAACCTAACATATGCTTTTAGTGGTCTGTTATTTGTTGCCATGATTTTTATTTATTTCTATTAGCCTCTGAAGCAGCTTTTGCTTCTTCACGAGTCATTCCTTCTTTAATAAAATCAGAGAATCTTTTATCTTGAGCATCTCTAATTGCTTTTTCTTCTGGAGTTACTTTTCTTATTGACATGATATTTAAATTTTAAACGTTAACAATTACATCCCATCCTTTACCTTCTAGGCTTGTTTTAGCTAAAAGTCCTGCAGCACTTGGAACAGCATTTGTGCCACCAACAAGTTCAACATATCCATTACTCAGACCATTATCATCAAGAGTGATGAGTATATGATCTACAGAAGCTTCTGTTAAAGCATTGTCCATCACCTCAAGATCATTCAAGTTTACACAACCTGTAATGTTTATATGTACTAATCCTGTACCAATGTTATATAGCTGTGTAATAGTAGTGATGCCTGTAAAATCTAAAGAATTGAATTCCATATTATCACCATCCCATTCATCAATACCCTCTAGTTGATAAAGGTTACTTATTGCTACAGAATTACCAGGACCAAACCCAATTTCAAAATCTTGAAGTTGAGAAGGATTATCTATACATAGATATACAGTGTGAGGAATTACACCTTCTAAATCATATTCAAAATCATAACTTCCACCAGCAGCAAGAGAAAAACTCTCACTCACTGTAGATGTCCATTGAATACTTCCTGTTAAATTAGGTCCTCCATTATTTTTAGTATCTAATGTAAATCCATACAATCCAGTTTCACTATCTGCAACAGCTTGTATTGCTATACAGCATCTATATGAAGTTTCTGTAGAAGGTACACAGCATTCATATGCTTGTACTTCTTTCCAATTACCATTCTTAGGTTTATTACGTCTAAGTACAGTACTTCCTGGTACGATTCTACCAGTTCCATCAAAGCGAGAATACGCTTTTAAGTCACGTTTGTTTGGTGTCATTTTATTTTATATTTAATTGTTAATATTTATTATTAATTGTACACTTCTATTTTTATTGTAAATGGCATTACATCTCCTATAGTAAATCCTGATAATGCTAATTGAGAATCATTTATTCTAACTAATCCACCTCCTTGAAAAAGAAAACCAGTACTCATAAAAGATTGTGGAGACACAAAAGTTTTATTTTGTAAAAATACAGGTAAGTTACTATCTAAAAAAAAACTACTATTAGTTCTAATAGAAGGAGTTAATATTATTCCTAAAGTGTTTTCAATTATTTCAAAGGTAGGAAGAACAGAAGAAATTGGCTCTATTAATTCAGAACCATTTGTCCAAGTTGTAGGAGTAGTACCTGTTGCTACAAAAGGAACTTGAGTTGCAACATATCCCACATTTGAAAAATCGTCCCCTGGTGCTAAATATGATACCATATAAGTAACTCCTATTACTAAAGGCGTGCCACTAGAAATAATAGGATATGTTCCTACTTGAGTAACTAAAGCAACATATGACTTATAATTAGCTCCAGAAGAATTATCTTGAATTAATAAATCTAAATTAAGCTCTCCAGCTAATTTATTTCTTTTTTTATTCCAAAAGCCAGGTTTGATAAATGTAGGCATTATATTTAATAATTTAAGTTATATTTTTCTTTTATTTCGTTTAGCTTAGTGGCATAAAACCACGTGCAATATTTTTTTGATTGTTCATTATTAAGAATCATATCTAAGTTAGGATCTTTTGTTGGATCTGTTCCCATGTGATATTTGCCTTTATAAAAAGCTGGGTATCCATTACCTGTCTCAGAAACTATCCCTGCATTATGAAAGATGGTGTGTGTATCTAATTTAATGATTGGATCTGTAGCCCAAGCAAATGCTAGTTCCTTCACCACTTTAGTTTCTTGTTCTCTTACCCATATATTCCAAAGGACTGCCCACATATCAGCACACCAACTTTGGAATCCAGCGTTTTCATCTTTAAAGAATTCTCTATTCACTTGTTGTAAATAGGTTCTTATAAGAATACAATCATTCATCACCTTACTCCAGAAGTCAGCATCTACATTCTTTAATAGATATTGAGCTCCTCCTGAATGATCATTATTAGCTTCAGCTATTTCTCTGCTTATTCCAACAACACTTGCTATCTCAGCAAGAACATCTCTTGTTTTATACTCTTCCAGTTTCTCTGGTAGCACTTGATGTATCTTACTATCAAAATACTTAGCGTTAATATAACTGTTTGTATCTGATAGGTAGTTAACATCATCTTCCAAAAACTGATCCACATTGAAATCCTTCATAAACAGAATGTCTGAATCACAATAGAATATAGCACAATCACTTAATTCTGGATGTTTCTTGAAATGTTTCCAAAGAACATATGGTCTTAATACAGGAATATATATTCCAATTAATTTATTCAAATCATCTTCATCTTCATAGAAGTGGAACTCTGCTTCTGGATATAGATCTTCTATCTGTTTCCATTTTTCTGTGTTTTCTCTTCCTTTAGCAGAAAAGATTAAGTTGATTGCTTTGTCAGAATGTCCTATTTCTTTAAGACTTTCCATCCATAAGTTCACTTGCCATGTGTAATAAATATCACTAGGACAAGCCTGAATAAATTTTAATTCTTTCATAATGTAGTTGGTTTTGGTTTATTATTTTTAAACTGTTACGATTGTTACTGTATTATTTGCTTGTAGGTATTGGATATCTCCATCTGGATTACCACTATTACAAGTCGTTAAAGCTGATGGTACTGTTAGTGTTATTGTTTTTCCAAGTATTAAAACAAATACAGCATTATCTCCTACTGTTTTACCTAAATTTATACAAGATGGTAGGTTAACTGTTGTTAATGATATACATTGGTAGAAACACCCATTACCAGCAATGGTTAAACTTGGTAAATTAATTGTTTCTACGAATGAACAAGTGCTAAAACAACCCACACCAGCAGTAATTAGTTGAGGTAAATCTACTGTTGTTAAACCAAAACAAAATATAAAACTATTATCACCTGCTGTAGTTAGTTCAGGTAAATCTACTGTTGTTAAATTCGAACACGATCTAAAACAATTATCACTAATAGTAGTTATTTGAGGTAACTCTATTGTTATTAAACCATAACACTCTACAAAACAATAAGAACCTGAATAAACAACACATCCTTGGTCTACAATTGAAACGATTTCAACTTTGTCTTTAAACTTTTCACTTATAAATGAAATATTTTCACCACCTTTTAATATTACATTGTTCCCAAAAATGGTTACACCAGTAAAAGGTATTGAACAGTAAGGAAAGTCAAAGAATGTGTTCCAATCTCCTACATTAGTAGCATCTCCTACTAATACATCTGCAAATATGATGTCAGAAAACTCAATGGTTAAATCACCTGAATATCCTGTAAATGGTATGTAAGGTTGTCCATTTATCATTAAACTATTATTCATACCTAAATAATGTATATCTCCATCAGATGACCCATTATTATTTGTTAATAAAATAGGATTAAATGTTGCAGTTATACTGTTACTGAAGATTAAATTAAATACTTTATCATCACCAACTGTCCCACCTAAGTTTGTACAAGATGATAAATTAATTGTTGTTAATGATTTACAATAGTAGAAACAATATTCACCAGCAGTAGTTAAACTTGGTAAATTAACAGATAATGAAGGAATCTGATAACCTAAAAGAGAAAATGCATATTCGCCTGCAATTAATAAATTAGGAAGACTCATATAACTAACATTTGTACATCCTACATAATTAGTAGATCCAAATCCACCATATTCAACTTCTACAATACAACCAGCACCATCATCTACTTCTAATAAATATGATCCAAGTTCATCTTCTTGGTCAAATAACATTTCTTTAATAATGATGTTAGAACCTCCATAAAGTTTCACTTCATCACCTGTAATACTAACAGATGTAAATGGTGTTCCAAATGATGGAAGATCGAAATATGTGTTCCAGTTTGCTACATTAGATGAGTCACCAACAATAGCATCCACCTGTATTATATTAGAAAAAAGCATTCTGAGAGGTAGAATAACTGTAGTAGTAGTAGTGGTAGTAGGACAAGGTCCTGTACACATTTGAGTATTTAATATATCAAGCTGTTTTGAAATAGCCCATAATAGGTTAGCTCTTCCACTCCATCCAATTTGTTTATTTGGTATAGCCATTTTTTATTTTTAATCTATTATACAACGAATTGACAAACCATTCTTCTTATTGCTGGAGCCTATGCTGACATTGCTGTTGCTAGAAGACATGGATCGAGAAAAAGCAAGTGAAGCACCATTCTCTGTTGAACTCCAAAACCAAGTACTGGTGTTAAGATTGGCAAATAGACCAGAGCTAACACGAAAACCTGCTCCAAAACCTGTAAAGCCACTACTATTGATTGCTCCTGTATTGGGAGTTTGCCAATGACACAATCCTTGTTCTTTCATTTTACCACCAGCTCCAGTTGCTCCTCCTAAAAAGTCTGTCAATGTGATCCATTCAGCATCTGTTGGAATATGTTGTCCAATAGGTGCTAATCCCCTTGGGTCATTTACTGCATACCAATTGTATAATTTACCATAAATTGTACCATTAGCAGTGTTGTTTGCATAGTGACACCATGCACCAGTTGTTAATGCTGCCCAAGCTGCAGGGTCTGTTACTTCTGGTATTGGGTCACCATTTCTATATGTAGTTACATCTAAATTACATTTTGTCCAAGTTTGTGTTCCTATTGTAACAGGAGCTTCAACACAATTTAAACAAGTTGTTGTTGATGTGGTCGTTGTTGTTGTAGGTGGTAATGTAGTTGATGTAGTAGTGGTAGTAGGAGTTGGTGTAGTGGTAGTGGTAGTAGTAGGGCAAGGACCAGTGCAAATAATAGAATTCATCCTATCAAGTTGTTTTGATATTTCCCATAAGAGATTATCTTCTTGAGACCAACCTATTTGTCTATTACCTATTGCCATTTCTTTCTTTCTATATTTATTAGTTGTACACTCTTATTTCAAATGTTACAGCATATTGATCACCACCATCATTACATATTATATTATCCTCATAAGATATACTAACTGTTCCTGTGTATATAACTAAATAACCTGGTTGAACATTTTTATCAAGAGAACACAACACTCTCATTTGTAAAGGATCTGTAGATGATTTAGTATTAACTGTATCACTTATAAAAACAGTGGTTTTGTCTATTGTAAATAAATCATTAGATCTACATATATATGTACCTGCTGAAGAATATTCAAACCAAATATTTCCTATTGTATTTTCTAGCACTATTGCTGTTGGGGCTCCTATGTCATAAATTAATTGTCCATCTGCCCAAGAAGTAGGAGTTGTTCCTGTAGCTACAAACCATGTTCCATAATCATTATTAGGTGCACCAACATTTGTAAAATCAAATCCAGAACCTGTATCTTTTATACGATAAGTTCTTCCTATTATTAAATCCCCACCACTTAACACATCAGGGCTACTTGCCCCACTCTGTGTTAATAAAGCTGTAAACACTTTATAATTAGGTGTAGCTGCTTCTTTTAAACCAAACAATACACTTGTTAGTTTATTAAGCTGTTTTAGTATTTGCCACAATAGGTTTGATTCTGTTCCCCAACCTATCTGTCTAGATGGTATTGCCATTTTATTTCTTGTTATATTATTAGTAAATAAATTATCGATGCTATTATTCCTCCATATGCTCCTGCATATATATCTAAATAGTCAAATGGTATTTCATATTTAGATTTGTAATTGTAATACCATTCTCTTGCCCAGTTCATAGTGTATCCTTGAAACCATCCTATTACTACATAAACCCAAAAAGGTCCACCATCAAAGTTCATGAAATGATATGCAAATATAAAAGAAGCTAATACAATAACTATTGATAAAGAAAAATGTAGGTATCTGCGTTCTTTAAAGAAGTCTTTGAAGAATATCTGTGGAAAACTTGTAAAGAAAGTTGACATAGTTTTCAATAATTCTATAAATGTACTCATATTTTTTTATTTTAATTACAAAGATATTAAATTATTTTTGTATTTCTTTACATATTTTAAGCCATTCTTGATATTGACTTTTTGTTAAATTTGCATATGGATAAAATCCATATTGAAACTTCTGAAACTTATCAAACTCTTCCCATTTTGCAGGATAAAATCTAAAATATATAAATCCAAAAAACAAGGCTGTTGCTAACAATGCATACAACACCCATATAAAGAATGTAGGTGTTGGATAATCAGGATTAGTTACAGCAAACCACCCTGTTATAACCATTAAAGGATATATAATTCTACTTGCTCTAGGAGCATTGTACATTTTTCCAAACAGATTAATTGTGTAGTCAAGTACAAAGTTTTTGACTAAAAATTCTCTTATTGTTTTCATAATTTTTATTTGTTATTAAATATTATATGATGCTAGTTGTGCACCAGTTGTTGCCACTGTACTAGCATTCTGTAATCTATCACCAATACTGTTTGCTACAAACCCTGATGATATTAAGTAGTTCCAACACTGAGCAGGTGTCATAAGTAATGTACCTACAGTGTTATCTACTAAAACTCCTTGTAATACATTTGCTGCAGATGGAACTCTCATTGTTCCTGTTAACTCATTTGATGCACCATAAATAGTGCCAAATCTAACATCACCTACTATAGGATTACCTAATGGTACTCCAGCTGCATATAAAATCCTATCTCCTCCAGTTGATATTTGAAATAACCAGCTAGAAGTATTACTATCAATAGTAACTCTAGGAGCAACAACAGCCATGTTATTTAATGTGTTTATAACATTTCCACTTATTTTTACATAGGTTGCTGAAGCATACCCACTTGTTAAAGCAAAATTTGAATAAATAGCAGGTGCTCCAAAACCTACTG